TGGAGTGCCCACATAACGGGAAGAACTGATGCCGTACAAGAATCCGAAAGACCGCAAAAAACAAAAGAACCCGCCTGTCGGCAGCAAAGCGCATGAAGCTCGGATGGAAAGACAACGTGCGCGACGTGCTATGGACAAAGCTGGACGCGATGCCAACAAAAACGGCAAAGCTGACAAGCGGGAAGGTAAAGATGTCAGTCACAACAAGATGTTGAGTAAGGGCGGCAGCAATAAAGACGGTGTGCGTGTGGAGAGCAGGAGTGCTAACCGCAGTCGTAATGGCAAAAGCCCAAGACGTAGGTGAGAGAAGAGCTTAGGGGTATTCTCATGGGCGCGGGTATTGCAGCGTCTATATACTTCGTAGCGTTTATTTTGTACCTACTAGCTTAATTTTCTCGTCTGAAATGATATAACTATGGTGTGGGCACAAAACGTCGGGCGAGCGGTGGCGTCCGACACTCCTAGCAGTGTAAATCATACTGCTTAAAGAAAGGGTGAGATGAAGTGCGCTCCCACGACTAGGTTTTGTTGTTTCCCTAGATAGTTGGCGTGAATCTCATCGACCACCGCATTTTTACTGCGTGTAGTGGACACCCACTTCGCGCTTTTTTGCATGGAAGGGTATATATGAAAGTCATAGACAATAAAGCATTGTTACTGCGTCTGCGCGATCCTCAGAAAGTCACAAGTATTATCCCAAAGAGTAAGGAGTTATCAGATAACCGAGTGGTGGTTAACTGGGGTGTAGACGAGACTCACGTACTCAAGAACTTAAACATCAACGCTCCGTCACCCATCGAAGGGCAGTACCAATGGACAGGTAAGTACAAGCCTTTCGAGCACCAGAAATCTACGGCGGGGTTCCTCACACTCAATAAACGTGCGTTTTGTTTCAACGAACAAGGTACAGGAAAGACCGCCAGTGCTATTTGGGCGGCAGACTTCTTGATGAAACAAGGCCGTATCAACCGCGCTCTTGTTATCTGTCCTCTATCTATCATGGACTCGGCGTGGCGAGAGGACTTATTCAGCTTTGCCATGCACCGCAAGGTAGATATAGCGCACGGTTCAGTAAGTAAGAGGACTGCTGTAATCGAAAGTGATGCAGAGTTCGTGGTAATAAACTATGACGGTGTAGCAATCGTAGCGGACGCTATAGCCAATGGAGGTTTTGACTTAGTGATCGTGGACGAGGCGACTCACTACAAGAATGCTCAGACTGACAGGTGGAAGACGCTAAACAGGCTGCTCAGTCCTGACACATGGCTATGGATGATGACAGGCACCCCCGCTGCACAAAGCCCACTAGATGCGTACGGTCTGGCTAAACTCGTTAACCCGAAGGCTGTGCCACGCTTCTTTGGTTCGTTCCGCGATCAGGTCATGTATAAAGTGACTAACTTCAAGTGGGTGCCCAAGCCCGACGCCACAGACACCGTGTTCAATGCGCTGCAACCAGCGATACGGTTCACCAAGGAAGAGTGTCTGGATCTGCCTGACATCATATACACAACCCGCGATGTACCGCTCACTCGCCAGCAAGAAAAATACTACAAAGAATTAAAAGACCGCATGGTCATGGAAGCTGCGGAAGAGACAGTCACGGCAGCTACGGCAGCGGTCAACATGAACAAGCTGCTGCAAATCAGTTCTGGTGCGGTGTACACCGATGACAAAGAGGTAGTGGAGTTCGACATCAAGCACCGATACAAGGTGCTGCGTGAAGTGATCGACGAGTCTAGCAAGAAGGTTCTGATCTTCGTGCCGTTCAAGCACACAATACAGCTACTTGCCGACAAGCTACGCAAGGACAAGATACCCACCGAGATCATCAGCGGGGCAGTAAAAGCTACTGACCGTACGCGTATATTCAAGGAGTTCCAAGAGACAGATACCCCGCGAGTGCTGGTTATCCAGCCACAGGCTGCGGCACATGGCGTTACGTTGACCGCCGCGAACACAATCGTATGGTGGGGGCCAACCAGTTCGGTGGAAACATACGCCCAAGCTAACGCACGGATTCACAGGGCGGGGCAGGATCACAAATGTACGATAGTGCAGCTACAAGGGTCTCACATAGAAAAGCGCGTGTACGCACTACTAGATAACAAAATAGACACACATACAAAAATTATTGATCTTTACAAAGAAATACTTGATTAAGTCATTACCTACCACTATATTGCAGTTCTCGGCAATGGAAGGACGAAAACATGGCTGATGCGAAGAGTGTGGGTGGTATACCCCTACCGAAATTGACCAGAGCTTATCTGAAAATCAAAGAGGAAAGGGATCGGCTATCCGCTGAATACAGGGAAGCTGACGAAAGACTCGTCAGTAAACAAAACAAAATCAAAAGCGCGTTACTGGACTACTTGAAAGAGAACGACATAAAAAGTGTCAAGACGGATGCTGGTACGTTTTACCGTACGGTTAAGCAGAAGTATTGGACTTCCGACTGGGAATCTATGCACGAGTTTATCCTTGAGCATGAAGTTCCAGAGTTCTTGGATAAGCGCCTGAATCAGAAGAACGTGCGGGAGTTCTTAGAAGAAAACCCAGATCTTCTGCCCAAGGGCTTGAACGTAGACGCAGAGTTCGCGTTAACGATAAGGAAAGCATGATGGAGCAATTAGTTCCGATTGAAGATGTCGCCAAGCACTTTGGTGTGTCATTATCCACGGCCCGTAAATGGGTGAGGGATGGGGTAATACCAGAGAACACGTACATCAAGGTAGGTAAGACTCAACGGTTCGCTTTGGCGACCATTGCTGACGCTCTGCTAAAAGGCCAAACGGCTGTAGAAGAGCCTGCAACAGTGAATGAAGAGTTTGACCCTACCGACTTTGATCCTGATGCGGACATTTAATGCGCCGAATCAGCTTACAGGGTAATAAGTTTACTGGGTTAGACTTCCAAGCAGACGCCACGTCGATAGACGTAATCATCGTGAACGCAGCAGCAGTATCGCGCTCGTACTACAAAGATGCCTACGATCCTAACGCCAAACGCCTGCCTACGTGTTGGTCTAGCGATACCCAGAAACCTTCACCCGATGTGCCGTCAGACCAGAAACAAAGTGCGCGGTGTATTGACTGCTCACAGAACATCAGGGGTTCCGGCACTGGAGGGGGTAGGGCTTGTAGATTTAGCCAGCGACTAGCGGTTGTTGAAGAAAAAGCGTTAGACACTGTGTATCAACTACAAGTTCCTGCCTCATCCATATTTGGTAAGGCTCAAGGTAGAAGTTCTATGCCTCTACAGGCTTATGCCAAGTTCTTGAGTGGGCATGGGACGCCCAGTGCAGCAGTGGTGACGAGGATAAGTTTTGATATGGGTAGCCCTGTACCAAAGCTGTTCTTCTACCCACAAAGACCGTTAGAAGAAGAGGAACTACGTTTGGTCAGGGGAATAGTGGATGCAGATGACACGTTAGCAGCAATAGCTTTCGACGTTGCTCCGCACAACCGCGAAGGTTCGCCCTTCGTTGCGACTGAAGGGTTCGATATAAATAGCCAATTAGGAGACCAAAATGGCTGAAGATTTTATGTACTACACAATTGAAGGCGTAAAAGCCTTGTATCCGAAACTCGACGCTACCTACAAGTTCGATAACAAAGCGAACGGTGGGAAAGGCGGTTCTGTTAAGTGTGATCCACTGGATGACGGTGCGGAATACTCTATGTCTTTCGTAATGTCGGAAGCAGAAGCTAAGGCTCTATACAAAGCAATGGCTGTGGCTTACAAGTCCAAGAAAGAAAAGGGCTGGCCCGATAAGTTTCCGCTACCGTTCAAGAAGGACGATGACGGCAACTACATCGGTAAGGCTAAGTTGAAAGGTGCTTACGGCACTGACAAGACCACACCCCCGCTACAAGTTGACGCGCAGAACAACAAACTGCCGACAGACTTTCAGTTGACTACCGGCAGTACCGTGAACCTTGCTTTCACTTTTGTACCGTACTCTATGCGGGACAACGGCGTTAGCCTACGCCTGAACGGTGTGCAGGTAATCGAATACGTGCCTATGGTGTCACGCTCGCCTTTCGGCGTTGTAGAAGGTGGCTTTGTAGCACAACCTGATAACCCGTTTAATGATACTACCAGTAGTGTCAAAAGCACTGACGTTGCGTTAGAGGATGACGACTCTGATGACATATTCGGTGATGAGCCAGATACCTCTCAAGTAGAGGAACCAAAAAAGGTCGTGAAGAAATCTGCCCCCGCACCCAAGGAAGATGACGACGATCTGAGTGCCATTGTTGAAGGTTGGGATGACTAACCTCTAACAATCACTCCGCTATGGCTAGGGGTTTTCCTTTCCCCGAAAAAGATGCGCCGACATCTTTGCCATAGCGTACTCTCGGCATTGGGTGCAACCATGAATACAAGAGAATTTTTACGGTGGGTATTACCCACAGAGGGTGTATACGTCGCCCTTCAATATGACCTAGCGTCGAACGGAGTTCGGCAGACGTACTTTCATTCGACAGATGAACTAGCAGAAGCCGCCGAGTACCACGACAGCGAAGGGTGGGATATGTACTTTGCGTTGAGTAACTTCAAAGAAGAAGGTACTCGCAAGAGTGAAGACGCCAAGCAGATTAAGTCGTTCTTTTTAGACCTAGACATTGGCGAAGACAAAGCTGCTAAGAACGAGGGGTTTACTACACAGAGGGAAGCACTACTCAGGCTGCAAGAGTTTCGTGCAGCGTTAGAATTACCAAAACCTCTTATCGTTAACTCTGGGCGTGGCATACACGTTTACTGGGTGCTGTCAGAGTCCGTAGCGGTAGAACAGTGGAAAGTAGTAGCTGACCAGTTCAAAGCCAAATGCAAAGAGTTCGGGCTTGAGATAGATCCCGCAGTGCCTGCTGATATAGCGCGGGTGCTCCGCGTAGTGGGTACACACAACCACAAACCCGATACGCCTGCGCCAGTAGAAGTCATAGGCAACACCCCTGATACGGTTAACTTTGACTTTTTTGCCAGTAAATTGGGGATGGATACGATACC